GCTGTACATGCAAGAATGATTGCAAAGCAATACAACTGTGCTATATTCTACATGTCACAGCTATCTGCAGAAGCAGAGGGCAAGGTTGTACTCAACCAAGCCATGATGGAAGGTAGTAGAACAGGTAAGGCAGCTGAAGCTGATCTTATGCTACTACTAGCAAAGAACCCTGACGTTGAAGGTGAGGAGGAACAATCTCCTCAGAGACATATCAACGTTGTGAAAAACAAACTGCCTGGTTGGCATGGCAAGATTGTCTGTGAACTAGACTACAAGACAGCGAGGTACACAGCATGACTACATTTAAACCAATTAAAGGTGCTTACTACAGAAAGTTTAGACCACATTCATATGCCGCAAATGATGGTGTGGCTAAAGACGCAGTATCAAATTACTTAGTTAATAATGGACACACTATCTTATCTACAGAAGAAGATTACTCTTTTGACATAAAGAGTGAAAAGAATGGTAATACTTATTACTCTGAAGTTGAGATGAAGAGACAATGGTTTGGGGATTGGCTACCATCTTGGAAAGAGATTAGGATTCCCTATCGTAAATTTAAATTATTAAATAAGTTTAAAGAGATGAATGAAAAAGATGCATTCTTTAATTTTTATGTTATAAGAGGTGACATGGAGTATGCATGGAGAATAAAAGATTATCAGTTTACACCTGAAACTGTGCAAGAAATATATTTATCTAATGCTAGAAGATACGAGCATTTCTTTCACATACCCTATCAGGAAGCTGAACTGGTACAACTAAAGGAAGATAAATGAGACTAATACTAGACGTAGAAAATACTGTAACAAAACGTAATGACAAGCTACACTTAGATCCTTTTGAGAGTGGCAACAGTCTTGTTATGGTAGGTATGAAGACAGACAACTGGGAAAGAGTAGTGACATTTGATCATGCTCACGAGTTACCCACACAAAATGGTCATGCTATTGTACAAGAACAGTTGGACAAAGCTACTGTGCTTGTATGTCACAACGTATCACATGACTTAATATGGTTATGGGAGTCTGGATTTAAGTATGATGGTATTGTGTTTGACACTATGCTTGGTGAGTATGTACTGCAACGTGGACAGAAACAACCTCTGTCACTAGAGCAGTGTGCAGAACGATACATGTTATCCAACAAGAAGCAGGACACTATGAAAGATTATTTCAAGAGTGGTGTGCCTGTATCAGAGATACCACATGATGAGTTAGCAGAGTATTTACTGTATGACTTACGTGCTACATATGACTTGGCTGACAAGATACATCACAGGCTTATGAATGGTGATGCAGATCTTATGGACACAGTTACACACACTAACATGGTTGCTGTCTGTCTATGTAAGATATATCAGCGTGGGTTCAGTGTAGATCTGAAGAAGCTTGATGAAGTGCGTAAGGAGTTTGAGAAAGAGAAGGTGGGTATCTGGAATGATCTCAGCCAACAGGTTCGTGATCTCATGGGTGATAGACCTATCAATCTCAATAGTCCAGAGCAATTGTCATGGGTAATCTACAGCCGTAAACCAAAGGACAAATCTATGTGGGCTAATTACTTTGAGCCTTACATGAGAAAGGATGCATTCACAGATGCTGTCAATGATCATACAGATATTGTCTACAAGGTTACAGCTAGTACCTGTCCTGTATGCAGAGGACGTGGTAAGATTACAAAGATTAAGAAGGATGGCACACCATTTAAGAAACCAAACAAGTGTGTCAACTGTGAAGAATCTGGTTGGGTGTACACACCACGACAGCAGATAGCAGGTCTTAGATTTACTGCACCTTCTGCCAAGTGGGTAAGTGCCAATGGCTTTAGCACAAACAAACTAAACCTTGAGATACTTGAACACTATGCCAAGCGTACAGGTAATACAAAGGCAGAGTTGTTTCTCAAGAATGTACGTAGATTGTCTGCCTTAGATACATACCTATCTAGTTTCGTAGAGGGTATATCTACGTATACTAAGCCTGATGGCAAGCTACATGTTAGATTGTTACAGCATCGTACATCCACAGGACGATTCAGTGGAGCAGATCCTAACATGCAGAACATGCCTAGAGGTGGTACGTTTCCTGTGAAGAAGATCTTTGTATCACGTTGGGAAGGTGGCAAGATACTTGAAGCTGACTTTGCACAGCTAGAGTTTAGAACTGCAGCATATTTGTCACAGGACAAAGTTGCAATGCAGGAGATAAGCGAAGGCTTTGATGTGCATAGCTATACTGCAAAGGTTATTACGGATGCAGGACAGCCTACATCTAGGCAAGAAGCTAAAGCACATACCTTTGCTCCTCTGTATGGAGCTACAGGGTTTGGCAGGTCTGAAGCAGAAGCTATGTATTACGAGCAGTTTGGTGATAAGTATAAGGGTGTGTCTGCATGGCACAAGAAGTTAGGTGATGAAGCTATCAATACAGGACGTGTTGGTATTCCTTCAGGACGTTCCTTCTCTTTCCCTGATGTGGTACGTAAAGGTAATGGTACAGTTACATTCTTTACACAGATAAAGAACTATCCTGTGCAAGCGTTTGCTACTGCAGACATTGTGCCACTAATTCTTATTACGATTGATAGTATGCTCATGCCTTTACAGAGTTGTATTGTAAATACTGTGCATGATTCAATAGTGATTGACGTTCATCCTGCAGAGGTGGACATGGTATTACAAGTAGTAGAGAGTATAAATAGTAACATGAAATCTATCATTGATACACGTTGGAATATAGACTTTAATGTGCCTTTAAAATTAGATGCAAAAATAGGTGACAACTGGCTTGACACTAAAGATGTATGATGGTATAACTATAACACTTTTTTAAATTATAAGGAGAATATATATGAATGAAATAGTAACAATAAACGGAAACTTTGACGATATGGCTAAAGCTATGGGCATGGCAGAACCTGTGGGTACTGAGATCACTAAGAAGTCTGCTAGTTCTTTGGCTAGACTAAAGCTTAGTCACACACCTATCATGGGTACAACAGAAATCAATGGTAAGACAGTGAATGTTGAGACCATACCATCTGGTGCTTATAAAGTAGAAGTACCTGATGATGGTCAGTACTACCAGTCTGATATTGAGATCAGACCTTTCATGCAAAGGTATATGTATAAGAGGTTTATCAAGGGCAATGATAGTACACCTAATCGTTATGTTAAGACAGTAATGTCTGACAATCTTAACGTTGATCTAAAGGATAACGATGGTGGCTTCAACTGTGGCAAACCTGCAGGCTATATACAGGACTTTGCTTCTCTGCCTGACAAGCAGAAAGAACTGATCAGACAGATCAAACGAGTCAGAGTTATACTAGGGCTTGCTAAGTTTGATAAGGCTCTCAAAGTTGAGGGTGACTACAGCAGTGAAGCTGATCTAGGTTATATTCCTTTCATATGGGAAGTAGATAACCGTGAAGCATTCAAAACTGTTGGGGATGTCTTTGTAAAGCTTTCTAAGATGAAGAGACTACCAGTTAATCACACTGTATATGCTTCATCTGAAGAGAGAAAACTACCGAATGGTAACAGCTACTATGTGCCAAGCACAAGGCTAGACCTTACCAATAAGGTAGAGACATCTGACAAAGATCAGGAACTCTTTGGTGATCTTCTGTCTTGGGTTACTAACTACAACCAGTACATCATGAACCAGTGGGATGAGAATGTTCATTCCAAAGAGGACATTGATCCTGCTGTTGTGGAAACTTTCATCGACATTACAAGTGAAGAGAAAGTTCAGTAACCATGAATCACAAGGCAGAACTTAAACTGCACCGATTCCTAGACCAAGCCACTGACGGTAAGAAGGTGTTGTCTGATGCAAACATTGATAAGATTTGTGATGACATCAAAGAAGCCTTGCACCGTCAGTTTGGCTCTAAAAATACTAGGAAAGAGTTCAGACTTAGGATGTCTAACATAGGCAAGCCTACCTGTCAGCTTTGGTTTGAGAAAAATAAACCAGAGGAAGCACTTCCTTTTCCTAACAACTTTGTAATGAACATGATGTTAGGGGACATAGTTGAGTCTGTGTTCAAGGGATTGCTTAGACAGGCAGGCGTAGCCTTTGAGGATTCTAAGAAAGTGTCTATGGATCTAACTATAGATTCTAATATAGAGGGGACATATGACATAATCATGGACGATGCAGTTGACGATATTAAGTCTGCATCTGATTGGTCATACAGGAATAAGTTTGAATCATTTGATACTCTTGCTAATGGTGATGCATTTGGTTATGTAGGACAGTTAGCAGGGTATGCACAGGCTTTGAATAAGAAAGCAGGTGGATGGTGGGTAATAAATAAATCTAATGGTAGCTTTAAATATGTACCTGCCACTGGTTTAGACTTGACAAAAGAAGTAGATAAACTATCTGATAATGTAAGCGTAGTACAGAGTAACAAGTTCAAAAGATGTTTTGATGCAGTTGAAGAAACATTCAGAGGTAAGCCTACAGGAAATAAAATCTTAGGAACGACATGCTCATTCTGTAGATTTAAACATTCTTGTTGGACTAACTTGCAAGAGCTACCTTCTCTGGTATCTCAGGCAAAAGAACCAAAGATTGTTTCATATGTTGAAATAGGAAAGGAGAAACTTATATGACAAACAAAGAACCTACACTAGAGGAGATGGCTGAACAGATCTCCGACTTACAAACACAGCTTTCAGAAATGAAGAAAGCATATAATGAGAAGAAGTATGCTGCCTATAATGCTGCAAAAGAAGCTTACATAGCAGAAGCAAAAGCTTTGTATGGTGATAGGCATGTTCCTCTATCAAAGACATATTCTATTTGGTGGTAGGTGTTATACACTTCTAAACAGTACAAGGTAGCACGTAAGTTAGGCTATCGTAGTGGACTTGAGGTTAAGCTCTCAGAGTTTCTTGATGAACTAAAAGTAAAATATATTTACGAGGGCATCAAGATAGAGTGGGAAGACTTGGCTTACAGACATTACACACCTGACTTTGTGCTACCTAATGGTATCATAATAGAAACAAAAGGACTCTTCACTGTAGAGGACAGAAGAAAACACATATGTATTAAGAAACAGCACCCCAAGTTAGACATACGTTTTGTGTTTACAAGTAGTAAAAGAAAGATTAAGAAAGGTTCTAAGACTAGCTATGGAGATTGGTGTGAGAAGAACAAGTTCTTATACCATGACAGAGTTATACCAGAGCCTTGGCTTAAAGAACGTAAAAAGAAACCACTTCCTGAACTCATAGAGTTTCCAAGGAAAAAGATTATAAGGAGTTTTAAATGACACAAGACGGATTTAAAGATTTACATTTCAAATTAGATGACCAAGATATCCTAATAAGAATGCAACCCATACTAGATCACCAGAACAATTGGACAGGAGATGTTAACTTACAAGTTATAGACTCAATAGCAAACCCTCTATCCGATAGAGACTTTAATGATATAATGTTCTTTGCTCGTATGACTCTTATAAGCATTGACCTACTTAGATCTGATACAGATCATTCTAAAAAAGTATATGAGATCGCTAGATCAGAGATGGAAGAACAATTGAAAAAACCAGTTGCAATTACCAATATAAATGGTAATGTAATTAAGGTAGACTTTAAAGCAATGAAAGAGAAACTAAATGGGAGTGCATGATATGGCAAAATGGGAAATGAATTGTAAGGACAAAGATATGGTAAACAATCCACCACACTATAACAAATACGGTGTAGAGTGCATCGAAGCTATTCAGTCAGCTACAGGTGAAGGATACGAGTATTATTTGCAGGGTAATATTATTAAGTATCTTTGGAGATACCGATACAAGAATGGTGTACAAGATCTTGAGAAAGCACAGTGGTATCTTACTCGTTTGATTGAGATAAAGAAGAAAGCAGAAGAGCCTGACGTAATAGGCACTAGCTTTGGTATTGAGTTGAGTGATGGTTGTTAAGGTATATCTCACTCTTGATTTAGATAAGGATGAGTACCCTGTTCCTGCAGACGGTGATCCTAGTGAAGAGATACAACAAGCATTAGAAGAGTTTATCTATGATATTGATGGACTAAAAGTAAAACACATTCGAATAACATTGGAGGATTAACATGAATGATTATCAAAAATTTATTGCAATATCTAGATATGCTAGATGGATTGATGAAGAGAACAGAAGAGAAACATGGGATGAAACTGTGCAAAGATATGTGGACTATATTACTGAAAA